CTTAGCTATAACACAACAAAAAAGAAACAAAAAAACTAGAAAGAAACAACAAGTAGAGTTTTTTGACCACTTTGACTCTGAGGTTGTGGCTAACGACGTTGAAACAGCTGGCCATGAAGCAACCGCCGCGGAAGAGCGTAACGCTTTTCCTTACAGAGCTGTTGTAGAAGTGTTAGGTGATCCTGACTTACGCCCAGATATGCCTGTATTTTTAGAAGGTGTAGGGCAAGTGTATTCAGGGTATTGGACCATACTCCAAACAGAGCATAAAATTATTGAAGAAGAACGTAACCGTCAACGCTACACAACTATTTTGACTGTTGGTGTAGACTCTTTAGGAACAGCTAATACTTGGAGCGATAACAAAACTATTGTTGCGCCAGATTATGCCCCTAAAAGAACAATTGTTCCAAACAAAAAGCAAACAGTAGTTGTACCTAAGACGGGATTAAATATGTCGTCAAAGGCGCTTACCCCGCAATCAAAAGGCAGTTTTGGTTCTTTAAACAACAGAGCCAAGCCTGTAACTAATCGGTCTCAAGAAACCCCTAAATGGAAAAGCCAGACTGCTTCTTTAAATAACATAATTACAGAGCCTAATAAAAGCCCAGTGATTTTAAACAGAATATTAAAACAGGCAGGTGCTAGATGAGTTTTGATAAACGCTTCTATGGGATTTACAGCGCAGTTATTGCTGACGCCGAAGACCCAGAGGATCTAGGACGCGTTAAGCTTATTATTCCACAAGTGCTTGGAAATAATATTACTGAGTGGTGTTATGGAACCGGCGGAGTTGCGGTGTCTAATGTTAACTCTCCGTATGGAACCTTTATTACCACCGCTACTCAAACCGTTTCTGGGGCCAACACTGCAACTCTTGTTTCTAGCTGGCAAGACGAAGATGTTAACAAAATGTACTCATCAGGTACAAGAATATACGCGGAGGAGACCGGCGACTACCTAATTGTTTGGTCAGCCATGCTTAATAAATCTAATGCGAGCAACGCTGAAGTAGATATTTGGGTAAGAGTAAACGGGCAAAACTTAGCAAACTCAAACACAAGAGGCCATTTATTCGGAAGTGACGCTGAAACAGTTTTGACAGATTCTTCAATTGTAGACTTGAAAGCCGGAGAATATTTTGAATTTGTATTCTCTTCTGCTGATGCAAACGTAAAAATACAATACTATGGGACATCTTCAAGCCCAACACGTCCAGCGGTTCCAGGGGTTATTGCCACAGCAAACTTAATAGGAAAGTGGCGACCTCAACCTGGAACAAAAGCTTGGGCTATGTTTGAAGCCGGGGACCCTAACTTTCCAGTATGGATGGGAGCGCTATCATGACAGAAAGAGCAATGTCTCTTCCGTTTTCGTTTGATTCTTCTGGGTCGGTCTCTTATACAAGCGACGAAAAGAAGATTTGGCAGGACCGGGTAGTTCTAGTTGTGATGACTAGGCTTAACGAGCGCCTAATGAGGCCTACTTTTGGAAGCGAGTCTTCCAACTCTTTATTTGAAAACGCAAGTTCAGCTAGTGGTCTTTTAAAAGACACAATTGCTACAGCTTTTTCCAATTGGCTAAAGGATCTAGTTCTGACGGATGTAGCCGTGTATACCGATGCAGCTGACGGGTACCTAGTAGCGGAGATTTTCTACAGGTATAACCCAATTGAGAATGAACAAAGTGTAAAGATAAAAACCGCTATCCTTAGCCGTACAGGCGAAGTAATTCTGGAGGTACAACAATAATGGCCAATAACTACATCCCACAGGTGGATTACACCTCAAGAGATTACGCCTCTATCCGTGAGGACTTAATTGACCTTATTCCGGAATACGCACCACTTTGGACTAACCGCGATCCAGCAGACTTTGGCATGACCATTCTTGAGACTTTTTCCTATATGGGCGACATCCTTAATTACTATATTGATAAGTCCGCTAACGAAGCTTTTATTTCTACAGCTAGCCAGCGAGATAACGTGCTTCAACTTGCAAAACTTCTGGGTTACAAACCAACGGAAAGTACAGCGTCCACTGTTACTGTAACTTTTACTAATACAACCGGGTCATCAATTACTGTCCCAGCTTTAACTCAAGTTGCAACCTCTACAATTTCCAACGCTTCTAATAACCAAATTGTTTTTGAAACCAACACCGCTGTCACTGTTCCGTCTGGAAGCACCAGCACTACTGTTTTGGCAACTCAAGGAACAACAATTACCTCAGAAGATATTGGTCAATCTGACGGAACTGTGAACCAAACATTTCAACTCTCTGGCTCACCTGTAATTACCGGAAGTATTTCTTTACTTGTAGGGTCTATTAATTACACTGAAGTTCCTTATCTAATTGACTACAACAGTTACGATCCTGTTTTTTCAACGTACACCAACGCAGCCGGTACTACTTTTGTAGTATTTGGAGACAACATTAGTGGGCGCGTACCGCCTAACAACGCCCAAATCTATGCAACATACAGAGTTGGCGGAGGAGCTGAAGGTAACGTTGCAGCTAACACTATCAAATACATTATTACAAATGCTGTTTCTGGTTTATCTGTTTTGAACAAATATGTGTCAGGATCAAACGACGGTTCTGCTTTAGGAGGCGCTGACCCGGAGTCAACAGACTCTATTCGTATTAACGCCCCTTTAAGCGTTCGTTCCCTAAACAGGGCGGTGTCATTATCAGATTACTCTGCGTTAGTTGTGCAAGTAAGCGGTGTCGCTAAAGCAATTGCTATTGCAGACATCTATACAAGTGTTACGGTTTTCTTTGCCCCTTACGGAGATAAAGGTGTTCAAACTGACGGAGTAACCCCTTCTACAGTTTTTAATTCTCTTAAAACAACAGTTCAAGATTATCTTGTAGATAAAATCCCCGCTAACACAACCGTTACTTTCCAACCACCAAGTTATGTACCGGTATTAATTGACGCGTCTATTACGTGTTTACCACAGTATAAGCAAAGTTTAATAGAAGCAGATGTCAACTCAATTATTACAGAGCTATTAGCTTTTGATAACGTAGCATTTGCTGACCGAATTACACTACAAGATGTACTTGGTGCAATTGCCTCAGTGCCTGGCGTGGCTTATTCTCAAATTACAAAACTTGTTCGTCAAGACCAAGACATTACAAAAACTATTACAAACAAAGTTTTAACGTCAAACGTAGCAACTATTACTGTCGGGTCTAGCCACGGGTTTACTGTTGGACAAACCATTAGAGTGGCTGACGTAGATAGCACGTTTAACGGCACTTATGTTGTTACCGCAACAGCTTCAACAACAATTTCATATGTTTGCATTGCTACAAACGTTGTGTCAACAGCTGTTACGGGAACCGCAAACGCCACTGCTTTAACTGTTGGAGATATTGTTTGCCAAACAGATGAAATCCCAGAAACAGATTACACAACTGATGTAAAGCTTACATTAACCGGGGGTATCCTTAGCTAATGTCACGTTACGGTATTGATTACTACGGGTTAAGTTATTACGGCTCTTCTGCGGCAGTAAACTACTTAGCCGGCTCTTTCACCGCGCAATCTCGTGGATACGGATCTATCCGAGTAAAGTGGACAAGTCCAAGTGGTAAATGGTCAACCATACGTTTAGTTCGTAATTCTTATGGCTACCCTGTAAATGCGTACGATGGTGACATTCTTGTTAATGTTGAAAGAGAAAACGACCCAACGCTCTATAACGACACAACAAATTTAGCAAAAGGCGCTTTTTATTACTATTCCCTTTTTGTAGATGACACGATTACATATAATTGGATCCGTTCTGGAAACATTACAGGCGTGTCTGTTAAAGACTATAACTATGGTAATAAGCTGTATGAATACTTACCTGAAATCTACAAAATTAAACAACCTTACATTGCAACCGCAGACTGGGACAACGAAAATTTATCAAATTTTATGCATCTATTTGGGTTTCAACTTGATTACGCTCAAACGGTAACAAGTCTTTTAGTAGAACGTTACAATTTGGAAAAAGTTGGTGGAACGCTGTTGCCGTCACTTCTTCAACAGTTTGGTCTTACATATGAACCTGAAATTGGGTACCAACAATCTAGAATTCTTGTGCGTGACGCGGTACAGATTGGTAAAAAAAAGGGAAGCTCTCAAGGTCTTCGTGAGTTTATGAAAGCTTTCACCGGGTATGCAATCCCAGAACCAATTTCTGGTACCCCAAACCCAAGCATTAGCGGTATTACAATGGGTCACAACTTAATGTTGGATTACAACGATTCATCATTTGAAGAGTCATTGGGACATTGGTCTTCCTCTGACGCAACAGCCACAGCTGCCGCTTTACAAGTTAAAAATATTACACGTGTGTCTTTAACTACTAACGTAGTGCAATTAACTATTGGATCTCACACATACCAAGTTGGAAATAAAATTAATACAGCGGGGTTTGCTCAACCCTTGTTTAATACGGTTGGCACCCCTAAGACTATTACAGCAATTACTTCAACATCTGTTTCTTTTGCGTTAACCGCAAGCGATATTGCTGAACTAGATTCCTACAATAAAGGAACAGCTTCTTATCCTAAACTAACGCCTTACCCAACACCATGGGCTGAGTCATCAGCTCTTGTTCTTTATCCAAACAAGCAAAATGGGATTTTGTCTGTAAAAAATGCAACTGGGTCAGCCGCAACAATTAAAATTGAATGCGGTTTAAATAGCCCTGTTCTTAAAGGTGTCCCGGTAACGGCTGGTAGCAGCTATGTATTTAGCGTGTACTCCGCAGCTGGTACGACGCTTCGCGGTATCGTTTTAAAAATACGTTGGTATGAACGCCTAGGTACATTTATTTCAGAAACAACAGGAAGTTCTGTAAACAACGCAGTAGGATCTTTTGCAGCACGACCAACAGTAACTGGAACCGCTCCTTCCGGCGCTTATTACGCAGTTCCTGTTATTACTATTGTTTCAGCTGCTGCATCAGCATCAAATGAGTACCATTATTTTGATTGTGCTCAATTTGAACAAGCATCCTCTGTTACATCTTTTGATGAAGCACGTCAGATCCACATGACACTTAAAGCAACAAGAATTAATGAGTTAAAAAACCCACATTTTGCTTTAATCAGTGGAACTATATCTGCTCCTGTAGTAACACCTTGGTCAGTATCTGGAAGCTCTACCACAAAAGCAATTGACTTAAACTCCGCTGAACCTGGTGCGGAAATATGGTCACTTGCTTTTAAAAGCCTTACTTCAAATGTAGCTAGATTAGAGACTACTTACACCCACAATTACCGTGTGGGAGATATTGTTTATATTTATGGTGTTGGAGCGCCGTTTGACGGCCTCCGCACTATTACGGCTGTGGGAATCGACACAGCAAATGATTTTAAATCTTATTTTCAATTTGCTTTAACTAATGCAAACATAACAAGAACCGCTGCGACAGGTACTTCTTGGGTCTCTGGAAACGCTCTTAAACTAACAGCGACTGCTGGTGGAACGGTAAACGTTAAATCATGGGATGGCTCAACAACCTCACAGCTTATGCCTATACATTATCCAAGCACTAACTACACTTTTAGCTTACAGCTACAAAAATATGAATATGTTTCAGGAGATGAACTAGTTACTCCTTACATATCTTGGTATGACAACACCAACACCTTAATAAGCACGGTCACAGGGGAAACAAAAAACGTTACTTCTTTTGAAACAAGTTGGGATACCGCTTACGTTACAGGTGTTGCGCCATCAAACGCTTACTCGGCAGTAGTTGGTATTAACTGGGTGGCTGTAAACACTCACATCTTGTGGCTTGACTCTGCTCTGTTTGAACACAGTTCCGCCGTTTCAACTTTCTTTGATGGAAGCACTGGACCAGCAACATCTAACGATCTTTTTTGGGAGGGCGGAGCAACTAATGCGGCCCGTAGCCATCTCTATAAAAACCGTTTTGCTATTCAAACGCGGCTTAGCGACTATGCACTTAAAAACCAATTAAATGCAGGAAGCACAGTAGCAATTTACTTAGCACAACCTAAAACGTAGTACTATCAGTTTATGACTGAAATACTACTTGTTGGAATGTTTACGGCTTTCTTTTTAGCTGTACTAAAGCCTTTTATTAACCTTCTATCTATTTTAGGTGGGGGTTTAGTAATTAACGCCTCTTTTGCTTTAGTAATCGCGGCTATACCTGTTTACATATTGACCCCAAAAAACATACCTTCGCTGGTTGTTTGGGTATTTGCTGGAGCGTTTTTTGGTTCGTTCTTATTGGCAATAGCTGAGCGCGTAGCAACACACCGACCTGCTGTTATAAACCCGACTAGACCTGAATAGAAAATCGTGTATGGTAGGCCTCCCCTAACAAGGAGAGCTAATGGAAAAATATTATGTAGTAGTTGCCGGTAACGGTACGACTAGTCGAGCTAACCTAGAAGCGCTTATGGAAGATCATTTCTATGCAAAAGGCGCTGACTGTGTTGTGCATATTGTTGAAGAAGGAAAGATAAGTCAAGCAAAAATCTTTTCAGCACAGTTTGCTAAAGATAAAAACAAGCCCGTCTTTCAAAATCCGCTTTCAGATGCTTTGGGTAAAACAGACCCAAAGAACACATCGTGTTTTATTTTGTGGTCTGACGAAGACCCTGAATGCCAGAACGCTCTTGCCATGGCAACTGATATGGGGATCCCTTGCTTTGACTTAACAGAGGGACTTTTACCTATCAAAGCCTCTAATGGTGTCAAGGCTGTAGTAGTACCTGTAATCCCATCCGCGGAAGAGACAACCCCTAAAATTGTAGAAGTACCTTACGTAGAACCTGAGGAAGAGGAAATTGAAGATGAGGATGAAGAAGACGAAGATAGCGAATACGACGAAGACGAGGCTGGAAACTTATATTTCGGTATCGAAGCTATCGCTAAAATCTTTGCTAAGGCTATTGTCGAAGAAATAGAAAAGGCCAAGAAGGGCCTTCAGGAGTGATTACAGCCCGTGCCTTAGGTGTTCTCATGGAGATTGCCTCTAAAGAGCTCTACGGGGGCGCCAAAGCCCTATCAGAGGTATTCGTGGAGGGTAGAGATGCCTGCCAAAAATCCCTTAATGAGCTAAAGGCCGCTGGGCTGACCCGTACGACAAAACAGAAGTATTCCGATGGTGCTTATAGAAGCATTATTGAGATCACACCCGCTGGGTGGGATTTACTGGAAACCCGTATTTCAGAAGTACTGAAAACCCGTACTCTCTGTATACAGACAGAGTCATATAGCAGATTAAGCACTAATAGCTTATATGCTGATAAGCAAGAAAGAGTTCCCGACGTGGTCGGGGAAGAGACATTTATCAAAGTAGATTTAAAAACGGGAGGCGAAATGACATTTCTAGGGCAGATGGACAGTGACCCAGAAGAAGTACAGGAAAAACTTCAAAAAGACCGCGCTCGCCGAACCGCGGAATACCAAGAAGCCAAACTTAAAAAGCATGAAGACTCAGTTAACTCTTTACAATTACAGTCTCCCGTTCTTTGGTCTGCCGATAAATCCTCTACAGAGTTTGTTCGACGACTTGAGGACATGTGGCACGTCAAACCTTGGACTGTGGCTAAGAGCCGTTTTAAGATAGCTTTTGCAAATGCTCGCAAAGCTCACGGAACAGACGGCGAACTTGAGTTATTGATGATGGATCGTTACTTCAGTCAGTTAGCTCATGAGACTCATATTAATGATCCAGAGCATATTTGGAAAAGATTTGTTTCCCAGTTTGGCTCTCTTGCAATTGATTGCAGAAGGGCTAGTGTTACCGATGAAGATCTTGAAACTGCCAAGGTCTCCGCGGAGAAGTCTTGGGAAGGTATTTAATGTTTAATCCAAAAGAGTTAAAAGTTCGACGTCGTTCTTGGTTACAGATTGCTTCTGTTCCTGATGCGAGGGTTGGTTGGACCCTTGACGATTGCACGGATACCGAACCTTCAGATATTGACAAGATCCGCCGTTGGATTAAATCAGTAGAGGACGGAAAGATTATCCGTGCTGTTGGTTCAAAGGCTTGTGGCCGCGGTCTTCTCCTCTGCGGTCAACCAGGGCGTGGAAAGACCACACTAGCTTTAGCCGTCATTCAAGAAATGATTACTAAGTTCCCGCTAGAAGCTTTCTCACCATCTGAGAATAAGGTTTTAATCCGCCCTTGTTATTTTGCTACCTTCAACGACATCATTGACCTTAAAGGTGAACTGATGGATGACTTCACTCCAGAGGCGGAAAACCTCTATAACGGGATGCTAGGGGAGTGTAAGGACGATGCTTACAACATCCGGGTACTCATTATTGACGACCTAGGCAAAGAACACGCTAGTCTGTCCGGGTGGCAAAAGAACTTACTTCATCACGTGTTGAGAACCCGCTTTAACAATGGATTGCCTACTATTGTCACAACAAATATCGAACTCAAGAATTGGGCGGGACTTTACGGTGATGCAACTGAAAGCTTTGCAAACGAAGCTTTTTCTTATCTACCCATTACTGCTGCCAAAGGAGACTTGCGTCGATGAAAGAATTTCAAATGACTGATGATTTTCGTTTAATACAGGTTTTCTTACCTCATGAGAACGTTTCTGGGCCAGGTATATACGAAGTATCTGTAGGTGACGCTGATGAGTTTAATTGCACTTGCCCGGGATTTTCTGGTCGAGCTAAATGTAAGCATGTTAATTTTGTAAAAGCTCGTGTTGAAACTAATAACGGGACTTACCCGTTAGAGATCTCGAGCAGGGCAACTACTGACGATGCTGCCAAAGCTCAGAAATCAACTAAAGATTTTCGAGATTTTATTATTAAGTTTGGCAAGGTAGAGGTTCTCTAGATTGAAAAACGGGGACATCAGTAACGAGCTCCCCAGAAGAATAGTTGTAGTCAGCGATGTATTCTTAACTGTAGAGCTCACCATAAAAAAGAAGTTTAAATTTTTTCCTGTTCCAGAAGTGGACAAGAAAATTAGACGCGATATCTTAAGTTACTTGTATTTGTACACCACTAGAAACGGTGTGACACTTGAACTGGTTTCTTTTGATCTAGACCAAGATGAACTATCTAAAACTGTTGACGTACTTGACAGTATGGGTACTAACCCGTTTAGATACTTCTCATCATATGCATCAATAGACCATTTAGTAGCGGAGTTGCCTTATCGTCCAGAAGTAGTTGGGGTATTAGATTTACCTACAAGACTTCTAAGATACGGCCATTGGGGATTGGATATAAATAGTTTATGAACAACCAAGCAAAACTGATTAGCAAGATACTTGCAGATCGTGATGCTTCTCTTGTATTAGAGAAGAACGTTAACGAGTCTTGGTTCTCTGACGCAACAGATAAAAAACTATTTCGTTTTATTCAACGTCATTTTTCTGAGTATCAAGAATGCCCAAGCCTTGATGTAATTCAAGAGAACTTTCCAACGTACACGCCAGTTGTTTGCGATGACAGTGTTTTTTATTTAATTGATAAGCTAATTGCAGAACGACGTAAGCAACGGATTGTTGCTACTTTAGGTTCCGCTTTAGAAGCGTTAGAAAAAGAGCAAGACCACGAGTCTGCTTTACTTGCTTTGCAGAATGGAATGATTAAGCTTGAGGAGGATGGGCTTAATAAATCTAACGACCTTGAAGTTACAAAAGCTGCAGCGACCGCAATTGCAGATTACGAATGGCGTAAAAGTAATCCAGGGTTACTTGGCATCCCAACAGGTTTTAACACTATTGATCAGTCAACTTCTGGACTACAGCCAGGACAGTTGGTTGTAATAATTGCTCCACCTAAAACCGGTAAGTCAACTTTAGCTTTGCAGATTGCTATCAATGCGCAGTTACAGGGTCACACGCCCATGTTTTATTCATTTGAGATGAGTAACTCAGAGCAGTTAAGTCGTTATTACGCAATGCGATCTCGTATATCTCACAAACGTCTTATGACTGGTGCTTTGACCCCAGAAGAAGAAGCGATGTATTACCGGATTGTTAATAACATACCTAATATGCGGGATAAGTTTTGGTTTATTGATTCCTCAGGTGGTCAGACAGTAAGCGGTATTGCTAGCAAGATCCAAAGCAAGAACCCTGACATTGTCTTTATTGATGGTACATATTTGATGATTGATGAGCAGACCGGGGAATCTAATACTCCTCAGGCCCTTACTAACATCACTCGTTCCCTTAAGCGTTTGGCGCAGAAGATTGAGAAGCCGATTGTTATTTCTACACAGGTTCTTAGTTGGAAGATGAAAAAAGGTCAAGTAACAGCGGACGCTATTGGTTACTCTTCTTCTTTCCATCAAGATGCAGATGTTATTTTTGGTCTACAGCGCGAAGATGAAGCCGTAGACGACACACGTTTACTTAGAGTTGTTGCAAGTCGTAATTCTGGCAATAGCGAAGTTTCCCTATGTTGGGATTGGGAGACTGGTCAATTCCGTGAATTAGGCATGGAAGACCTATGACAGTAGAAGAGATGGAAGATACTCTTACCCGATTAGGTATGGAGTCCGTGTCTACTCGCGGAGATGAGGTTCAAAGCTACTGTCCTGCACACAAAGATAGAACCGGGCATGAGGATCGTAATCCGTCATTTTGGATTAACGCCGATACGGGTGCTTTTATTTGTTTTTCTTGCCAGTTTAAAGGAAATGTTTATTCACTTATTAATTACGTTTCAGGGATTGACTACGATAAAGCTAAGGAATGGTTTGACTCCCCGTCTCTTTTAGTTTCTAGGTTTAACCGAATTACTGAGGAAAAGAAAGATCCAATTGAAGAGCCAACTATTATTACGGAGTCTATGCTTAGCGCGTTTGTTGACCCACCAGCAGAAGCGTTAGCTGCTCGCGGAATTACATTACATGCTTCTAGAGCTTATGAACTTGGGTGGGACTCACGAAACGATAATTGGATTATCCCTATACGTGACGCAAAGACTGAAGTGTTATTGGGCTGGCAAGAAAAAGGATATAAGAAACGATATTTTAATAATACACCTGCCAAAATGAAAAAGAGCAGTTCTTTATTTGGGTATAGACAGTATGTAGGCGGAGACATGATTGTTGTTGAGTCGCCTTTAGACGTTGTTCGTTTAGCTTCTATTGGGATTACCGGAGGTGTAGCAACCTATGGTGCCTTGATATCAATGTCGCAACTTATGTACATTCGTGGCGCCGACCGAATCGTTTTTGCTTTAGATAACGACGAGGCTGGCAAAAATGCGTCACTAGCCATGGTAAAGACGTGCCGCGAGTTTTCTATAGAAGCGTGGTTTTTTAACTACAACCACACAGATATGAAAGATATTGGCGGAATGAGTCTTGATGAGGTACGTTTAGGAATATCAAATGCAAGACACTCAGTACACGGATTGAAGGCGGTTCTATGATTATTGGATTATCAGGCTACGCACGATCAGGTAAAGATACTGTAGCTGGGATGCTTATGGGTATCCACCACTACGACCGCGTAGCTTTTGCGGATACCATCAGAACACTTCTTCTTGCAATGGACCCTTTGGTTATGCATGGTGACATCTCATTTCGTTTAGAAGACATTGTTGAGTCTAAAGGATGGGAAACAGCAAAGATTGAGTATCCAGAAATCCGTCGTCTTCTTCAAGATTTAGGTGTTGGTGGAAGAGAACTGTTAGACGACAATGTTTGGATTAATGCCGCATTAAAAGACTTTGATAAAGATGACAAAATTGTTGTGACAGACGTTCGTTTTAAGAATGAAGCCGCTCGTATTAAGAATATGGGTGGTCAAGTTTGGCGTATTAACAGAATTAACATAGGCCCAGCCAACGATCACGTATCAGAAATTGATTTAGATTATTGGCAATTTGACGCTGTTATTACAAACAACAGTGATATGCCCAATTTGATTAAACAGATCCGCGCCCTGCTAGGGTAAAGCTATGACGTTTACGGGGACACTTTTACCTTACCAACCAGAAGCTGTTGATCGCATGTGCGACCGACAGAAGATGTTGGTTGCCTATGATTTAGGGTTAGGTAAAACCGTATTAACTATTGCAGCAATTGAACGGCTTATGGATGAAAAACGCATTAAAGAACCCGGCTTAGTTATTTGTTTATCTAGCCTTAAATACCAGTGGCATAATCAGATTGGAAAATTTACAAATGGAACTTCAAAATCTCTTGTTATTGATGGAACACCTAACAAACGTCGTAAACAATACGAAGAAGCCCTTGACTGGCGTAATTCTGGGGTCGATTACATCATTCTTAATTATGAACAAGTTGTCAATGATTGGGAGTCCGTACGAAACTTACCTAGAGGATTTGTAGTATTAGACGAAGCTACCGCTATTAAATCTTTTAGATCAAAGCGGTCTAAAGCCGTAAAGAAATTAGGTAACGCAGACTTTAGGTTTGCTTTAACAGGCACACCTATTGAAAACGGAAAACCAGAAGAGTTGTATAGCATCATGCAGTTTGTTGATTCCTCCGTGCTTGGGCGTTTTGATATTTTTGATTCAACTTTTATTGTTCGTAATAATTGGGGTGCGGTAAAAAACTACCGCAATTTACCCACGCTTCACACCAAGCTTAAAGAAGCATGTGTTCGTAAAGCACAAAAAGACCCAGATGTATCACCTTTCTTACCGGACTCTATTCATAAAGAGCCAGTAAAAATTGTTCTTGACCGTAAGGCTTCAAAGTTGTACACACGTATAGCTAATGACTTACTCAACGACCTTGATGAAGCACAGAACCTTTTTGGTTCCGGGTTTAACATAATGGCTCATTATGGTTATGAAAATAAACACGGCGGTCCAGAGGACGAGTTACGTGGAAAAATTATGTCAAAGGTAGGGTGTTTAAAGATGTTGTGCTCTCACCCTGCCCTGTTACACACAAGTGCAAAAAAGTATTTGTCTATAAACAATGAAGGTTCAGCTTACGCAAATGAACTTAAACAAGCTGGTGTTCTTGAGGGGTTAGACACATCCCCCAAGCTTGATTACCTTATTCAATACGTTAAAGAATTTTTAGATCAAAACGATGCTAACAAAGTAGTTATTTTTGCAACCTATGTAGACATGCTTGATTTAATTGCGGAAGGCTTAGGACCCGATCAATGTCGCCTTTACTCAGGAAAGATTGACGCTAAAACAAAAGAGGAGAATAAAATTGCATTTAATACTTTACCCAATATCCGTGTTCTCATTAGCTCTGATGCTGGGGGTTACGGTGTGGACCTCCCTGCTGCTAACCTTCTTATCAACTTTGATTTACCATGGTCTTCTGGGGCTGCTACACAGCGCAACGGAAGAATTAAAAGAGCTTCGTCGACGTGGCCTTCGATAGTTATTCAAGATTTGATTGTTCAAGGCTCAATTGAGGAACGCCAATACGAGTCTCTCCAACAGAAAAATGCCTTAGCAAGCGCTGTGGTGGACGGTGAGGGTATTGACGATAAGGGCGGTATCCCAATGACAGTTGGAAGCTTAAAGTCCTTCTTAGCGGCTTCTGTGGTCTAATTTACCCAACAATACTCGTTGGGTGACCTTACAATTATCTAATGCCTAACGCACCTAAGACCCCTACGCGTACTATCCGCGTGTCTGACGACCTTTGGGCCGCGGTTCAAAAAAAGGCCGCCATTGAGGGCGTAACGGTCACAAG